CTTTGCAAAATCAGGTTCATCAACCTCAACTTCTGATACGTCGGCTGCTTTTTCCAGAACTTCGGCAGGAGCGTCAACAACTGGTGCTTCATCAGCAACAGGTGCTTCTTCAACGGCAGGAGCTTCCTCGACAGGGGCTGCTGCTTCTTCAACTGCAGGAGTTTCTTCAACTACTGCGTTTTCTGTGTTTTCTGACACTTCATTACCTCCTTCTGCGTTTGCCTGTTTTGCAATTGTTTGTGTATCAGGCAACGGTAATCTTGTCTTCTTAAATGAAGCAAGAATCTTATCTATCTCTTTCGCTTTATTAACATCATTTGATTCTACCCAACCAATTAATGTTGTTGCTTTTCCTGTAACAGGAGATTCATATGTAGACTCTGTTGAAATAAAAACTGAATCTGAATCTTCACAATAAAAAATATTTTCTGTTACGACATCTGCTGCAATTCCTTTAAACATTAGTTGCCCGTTCATTTTCTGAATAGACAAAATGTTGCAAAGCTCATTTGCTGGAGAATCTACTACGGACAATTCCATAAGAGAATACTCTTTAATAAATCTTACTGGCTTACCTGTTGACTTGTTAACTTCATTTTCTGAGTCTATAATTTTTCCGCCGATTGAAAATCCTGCTAGTGTTCCATCAAGAATCTTTTCCCAAGTATCTTGTGCACCCTTTGAGATGTAAGCATCTACATAAACTCCATTATGGAATTCTCCAGTAGATGGATCATAAAATGTTTCTGGCTTAAATGAAACCATCTTGCCTACCGCCGTTGGCCCGTGCATTTCACGAATGTTTCCACGGAAAGATTCGAATGCTTTTAGTGATGCCTCTGCTGTTACAACGTCGCCTGTTTGATCTAAATTATCAAGTGTTGCAAAGCCTGATACTGTGCGTTTCTCACGATTGACCTTCGTAAATGGCACGGACAAGCTAATGCTGTCGCCATTAGAAGACCATAGAGATTTCTCAATATTCATATGCTCAATTATAATTTTTTATATATAAAAAGGCAAATAATCAGTTGAGTAGTATTACTCGACTTGTCTACCTGCCCCTTGTTCATTTCGGCCTTCGCCTGAAATATCGGGAGAGTTATTTTCTCTTTCTTGATCCCTGGTTCTGGTATTTCCAGCCTGAGACCTAATTTCTGCCTGTTGCTGTGGCTTCAAAACTACAGCCTCATCTCCGCCATCCAAAGGAACCATGCCCTTTCGGATACGAACTTCATTTGGAGTAATTACCTGCATTCTCAAATAACGCTCATCAATCTTAGACTGAGTATCTTCATCTGTAAGAGACAATTCATTAAATTTAAGCTGAAGGGCATCTGTCATTTCCTGAATAATTTTATTTAATTTCTTTTCAAGAATATCCTGTGCTGGACGGCATACCTGCTCTTTAAATGTCTTATCTGCATCACGTGCCGCCGCTAAATTAATTCCTTCTGGAGTTCCAATTTTATTTATTGGAGTTCTGTGGGCAAGAAGGATTTCATCACGGTTCATTTTACGATATGTATTAAATGATGACTCTTGAGGATTAGCCTCAACAGGCTCCATTTTAAATTCAACTTTATTATCTGGGCTATCTGCTGGAAGTGGGATATATAGAGAACGATGATTTGTTCCCTTTAGGCCCACCTGGAAAAATTCAAGCAATTTACGCTCAGACTCTGAAGAAAGCTTTCCACCTTTTACAGTAATAATATATCTTGGGACAGCCTTATTCTCAAAATAGTCAAGGTTATACTTTCCAGCAAATTCATTTCCAGTCATAGCATTTGCTGCAGATACAATATCTGGAATGCCATAATAGTTGTTTGTTGGAGTATATTTCTTGATATGAATAATTTCGTTAGGTCTATCTAGTCCGCCCGCAATTGGGTTAGGCATTTCTGTGTCTCCGAAGTTACGGAAGAATACAGCCTTGCCATATAGCAACTGAATAAATCCATCACGAAGACGACGAACACGCATTGTCTTTGCTGGGATATGGCCAATATATCCAATCTTGCCAGAAGTTGTTCTGCCGATTTCTAGATAGCCATTACCAGTTGCTTCTACGTCTGTATAAAACTTAATAAGTGTTTCTTTAAATGTTTCTTCTTCATTGCAGTCCTCAAGCCAATCATGTAGATCTTGGCGAAGACGATTAAGCTTGCGACGTGCTCTTTCTAGTTGGACATCGCTTTCAATTCCATCCATTGCTTCAACGGTCTTACGTGTTTCAATAAAATCAAAACCAAGACCAACAATATTTGCTACCTTAGCATTAATTGCTGCATAGTTGTATGGAGAAATTTCATAAATCTTTGATAGATATTCTAAATTGTATGGAGGCTCAATAAGGTCAAACATTGCATAGCCAGTGATGGCTTGTGCAAGAAGATTCTGCTGTGTCTCTGTTCCATCAATACCAGCAAATCTTTTCTGTAGGTCACGGCTTATCTTACGACGAAACGCTGGAGATAGTCCTGAAACTTTAGAAATCTCTTCATTTTCAATCTTAAATGGATCATTAGTTTTTTGAACTGGTTGGTTATTAAATTTAAACCAATCAGCAGAGTTAGATATTTCTATATCTTGAGTATTATCGTCTTCAACGTGTTCCATTATTTACCCTGTGCCTTTTTCATTTCATCTTTATAGTTTCCAATATCTAGCGGATCTGGAACTAAACCCCATTCAAGACGCTGCTTCTGATACTGATACTCTTCGTCATCTACTTTACGACGGCCTGACAAAAACTTTGGTTGCCCCTCATAGATTCCATAGGATTTAACAACTTTCATAAGGGCTTCTATTTTTGACCTATTGCCCTTCATTGCTGTTACAGAAAGATAATTACCATCATCATCGCCAATCCAGCGACCATCTGGCATCTCCCAAACATAGATTCCTAGTGGGGTTTCTTCTTTAACTGTAGCGCTTTTAAGCTTTCCTAGATCCATAGGTTTTTATTTTACCACTTTTTAACACTCAAGTCCAGCTTTTTGTCAACACTTGTGACAAAATTATATAGATTGGATAACCACCCAGTCATTATTATAATACTCTACGCCTGTTTCTGTCACAGTAAATGACGGATTTGTGGCTACAAGAGAGGGAATGCCTATATGCATATTATAATGATCAGTAGCGGTAGCCTGTGAAAATGCAGATGGATAATAGGCTATATATTGATATAGGCTAGATGGGCCACCTGAAGTCTTATAATTAAATCTAAAATCACCTGTACATACGGCGGTAGTGACAATTACCACATGGTGCAATTCTCCAGCCGTAAATACATTTGAAATGTTAGTTTGACTTGTTTTATCTACTCCATTTACATATATTGCAGATATATTGGTTTTTGTTATTGCTCCTGAGCCATTCCAAGAATATTCAGTTTCTGTGTATCCTGTAGATGCTGGGGCATAAAATAGAGTATTTGCTCCTGTTGTAGATGGTGTGAAGAATAGTTCTAATGTTCTTGTAGATTCTAGTGTGTTTATTCTGAATCCCGCCGCAGAACCCGTTGTAAGGCCATTACGGGGCTTTCTAGTAATTGCCCTGAACTTATCCCTGCCCATTGTTATTTCATTGTCTGTAGAGCCTGCAAAGCCGTCTAGAGTGTATATGTAGTCTGCGTTGGTATATGCATAATGCTTTTGATCATTATAAAATGATAATGAAAGATTAAATAGTTTTGGAGTATATTTGCTTGCATCTGCTGTATCAAAAGTTATTTCTATATAAATAATTCTTTGAGAGCTAAATGTGCCGCCTAATTTAAATTGAGGCAGGGACTTTCCGTTATATGCTGTTTGGTATGATCCGCCTTCAACTTTAGTTCTAATTGAAACACCAGCACTTGCTTCCCACTCAATCTTAGATGAATCTATTGTAAATCCGTCTGGAATTGCAATAGCATCTTCAATAACTACATTTTTAGCAACAACTGTATCTGTTTTAACTATTCCAAGATACTGCTCGTCTTGGTTATATTCTAGGTCATCATCTGAGAATACTTCTAAACTTCTATTTGCTGGATAAGCAAATTTATATTGAGTTGATACATTGTCATCAAGTATCTCAAATAAGACT